GCTGCGTGACCTCGCCGGCGTCGTCACTTCCAAGTATGCCCGCATGAAGCTTGCGGCCGACGGTACCCGCTTTGCGCCGGGCTCGGCGATCGTCACGCCATCCATCATCAAGGCCGACATCATCGCCGAGTACCAGACGCTGGAATACAACGGCTTCGTGCAGAACAGCACGGCCTTCGCCGCGGCGCTGGTGGTGCAGATCAACGCGACCAACCCAAACCGCATTGACGTCTTGTGGCCTGGAACGCTGATCGACCAGCTGCGTGTCTTTGCCCTGCTGGCGCAGTTCCGTCTGAACTGACCGGCTGCGGCCCGTCCCATTCCCAAGCCGCATTGAGCGGCTTTTTTCATACCCGGAGAAAACCTCATGGCAGGTTCCAACACCAATCGCCTTGCCGGTACCGCGTACCTGTCCGTGGACGGGGTGACGTACATGCTCGCCGGCGACTTCGAATACAGCCCGGTATCCAAAACCCGCGAAACGCTGGTGGGCATGGACGGCGTGCATGGCTATTCCGAAAAGCCGATGCAGTCGCACATCGGCTGCACTCTGCGCGACAGCGGGGGCCTCACCGTCGCCTCGCTGAACGCAATGACCAACGTAACCGTCGTCGCCGAGCTCGCCAACGGCAAAACCATCATCGGCCGCAACATGTGGACGGTGGAGGCGCAGTCGTCGAAAGCGGCCGACGGCACCGTTGAGGTCAAGTGGGAAGGTCACGACGGGTCCGTTACGGAGAATTGATTGTGGAAAACGAGAAGATCATCAAGCTGCGCAAGCCTCTCACCGTGGGTTCCGGCGATGGCGCCATTACCTATCCGGAGATCACCCTGCGCGAGCCCACCGCAGGAGAACTGGAGAAGGCTTCCCGCGCCGACACCAGCATCGGCACCATGATCAACCTGGTCAGCGCGATCGCGAAGATCCCGCGCAGTGCCGCCGAGCAGTTGAGCCAACGCGACCTCGGGGAGGTGAGCGCCTACCTCGGGGGTTTTACCGAAGCTGGCGCGGAAGCGAATGGGGAAACCTGATCGCGGAACTCACCAAGTTCTACGGCTGGGGACCGCGCGAAGCGTGGGGCCTGTCGCTGGCTGAATTGAACTGGTGGGCCGAGCAGGCGAAACGGATCAACGGGACTTGAGATGCCAGCCAATGCATTCGTGATCACGATCTCGGCCGCCGACAAGGCGACCGCGACGATCCGGAAAATCAACAACGCAGTCGGCAAGCTCACGCGCCCGTTCGATGAGGTCGGCAAGTCGTTCAAGAGCCTTGGTCGCGAGATCGGCATCGACAAGATCGGCAAGAACCTGTCGAAAATCGGTGGCACCGCGCGCGATGCCGCGTCGAGCATTGGCCGGATCGTTGCGCCACTGGCCGGCATTACCGGCATTGCGTCCGTCGCCGGCATCATTCACTTGGCGGATGGCTGGGCGACGCTGGGGCGAAGCATCACCTATACGTCAGAGAACATCGGCGTCAGCACCACGCAATTGCAGGAATTCCAAGGCGCGGCACGGCTTGCTGGCCTGTCTGGCGGCGCGATGGCGCAGAGCATGCAGACGCTCGGCAACACCATGGAAGACGCGCTGTACGGGCGCAATCAGCAGGCCCTGATGCTATTCAACCGCCTGGGTGTCGGCATCAAGCGCACCGCTACGGGCGCCATGGACGTCACTGCCGAATACGATGCGCTCGGCAAAGCCATCTACAAGCTGAAAACGCCGCAGCAGCAGTGGCTGGCAGCCAGTCAGTTCGGCCTCACGGCCATGCTGCCGCTGATCCGCAAGTATCACGGCGACATGCGCGCTGCGCGCGCGGAAGCGGAAAAGCAAGGCATCGTGATGACGCCTGGCCAGATCGCATCCGCCAACCGCTATGCGGATGCGCTGTCGAAGATTGGATTGCAGGGCTCCGTTCTCAAGAACACGATCGGCAACGCGCTGATCCCGGCGCTGATGCCTCTGATCGAGCAGCTGAACGCGTGGGTATCGCAAAACCGCGAGCTGATCGCCACGAAGATCACCGAATGGGCGCGCGAGCTCGGCCACTGGCTACAGAGCATCAACTGGAAAGGCATCGGCCAGGACATCTCGAATTTCGTCAAAGATATCGAGAAGGTGGTCAATTTTCTGGGCGGCTGGAAGAACGCTGCAATCGCAGCGGTTGCCGTGATGAACGCTGGTTTGATCGTGAGTGTGGCAAAGCTCACGCTCGGTCTGGGAAAACTCGGCCTTGGCCTCGGCGCCGGCATCCTGAAACTCGGCAAGTGGACGCTCGCGGCACAGAAAGCGGGCGGTGCTGCCGGGCTGTTGGGGAAAGCCGGAGCGGTCGCCGGTGCGGGTGCTGCAGGCTGGGCGGTCGGCAGCTTCATCAGCAAGCATTTCGTCGAAGGCACCAAGTTCGGCGATGCGCTCGGATCCGGCGAAGCACATCTCATGGCGTTCCTCGGCAACAGTACGGCACGCGAAGCGATCGCGCAGTCGCACGCAAAGTCTGACAATGTCCATAACGCCGCCTGGTATCGGGCACGCCAGCTTTTCAACAAGAACAAGGCGGCCGATACCAATGCCGCAATGGCGTTCTTCATGTCCAAGGGGTAGACGAAGGCGCAGGCGGCCGGCATCGTCGCCAACATCGCGACCGAAAGCAATTTTCGCACGGATGCGGTCGGAGACCGCGGCAAAGCCTACGGGTTGGGCCAATGGCACCCGGACCGCCAGGCGATGTTCGAGAAGGTCGAGGGCGCCAGCATCCGCGGCTCGACGCTGAAACAGCAACTCGACTTCTACAACTGGGAACTGCGCAACAGCCAAAAGCGCGCGGGCACCATGCTGGGCAATGCAGGAAGTGCATTCGCCGCCGGCGGCATCGTATCGGCCATGGATGAACGTCCTGCCGACGTCGAAGGCAACATCATGTCGCGCGGCAAACTCGCCGAGCAAATCTACAACACCTACCAGGCCGCTCCCGGACCATACACAGCCGGTGCTGGCAAGGATTCGAACAGCAAGGTGCATGTCGAGGTCGCGTTGAAGGGCTTGCCCGCCGGCACCACGGCAAAGGTCAACACCACGGGTGCTACCACGGCATCCGCGCGCGTCGCGCACACCACTGTAGGGGCAGCCGCGTGAGCTGGTTCGATCAGCTACAACAAGCTTCGTTTCGCGGAGTGCCATTCGGCGTGCTGGGCGCGGAAGGCAAGTTCGGGCGCCGTGTCGCGCTGCACGAATACCCGAACCGCGACAAGCCCTATGTCGAAGACATGGGGCGGTCCACGCGCAAGATCCAGCTCACCGGATTTCTGATCGAAAACAGCCTGGTCTATGGCGGTGGCGACGCCTTCGCGCAACGCGACGCGATTGTCGCGGCGGCGGAAACCGCAGGGAAGGGCACGCTGGTACACCCGACACTGGGCGAGTTGCAGGTCAGCGTACCGGATGGTGGCCTGACGGTTTCGGAGAAGTGGGACCAGGGTCGATACTTCGAGATCGGCTTCACCTTCATCGAATCGGGCGAGCGGCAATTCCCAACGGTCTCGCAGACGACGCCGGATGCGCTCGGTTCGCTCGCGAACAGCCTGGACAGCGCGGCGGGGCTCGACTTCATCTCACACATGCTGAATGCGGTGAACCTCGGTCAGGGCGTTGTCTTCGGTGTTTTGAGCCTTGGCAGTTCCGTTGTCGGCACGGTGTACAGCACCGTCGGCGGCTTCATTCGATCGGTCGCCGCTGTGGCGCAGGACGCTACTGGACTTTTCAACCTGGCCAGCATGCTGACCGGCCAGAACTTCGGGCGTTTCGTGAATGGCAGCGTCAGTTCCGCCTTCAACGGGATCGGAGTGAATGCCAATGCGCCATTCACGATCACGTCCCTGGAATCGGAAGGTGCACAGAGTCGTTCCGAAGTGTCCGCGGAGGCCGCGGCACTCGCTGGCGCGGCGAACGGGCTTGATGCTGGGAGCACGCCGGATTTCGTGGTCGCCGCCCAAGGGCTGACGGCCTCGCTGTCGAATGCCATCGTCAACCCTTCAGATGCGGTGCGCCTGTTCGGATCGCTTGCGACCTACACGCCGGCAGGGAACGCCAATCCCGGGCAACTCGGTGCGGCGGAAGCCATTGCCAAGAATGCCACCGCGGCCCTGCTGCGCCGCGCCTCGCTTAGCGCCCTGGCGCGAGCGGTGGCGACGTATCAGCCCAGTTCATGGGATGACGCGGTGAACATCCGGAACACCGTCACCGGCTACATGGATGCGGAAATCCTGATCGCTGGCGACACCGGTGACGACAGCAGCTATGGAGCGCTGCGCGCGCTGCGGCAGATGACGGTCGGCGTACTCAACCAAGCCGGCGCAGGCCTGCCGCGGCTGCAGCGTTTCACGTTCAACCAGTCACTGCCGGCGCTTGCACTGGCGGAACGGATTTACGGTGATGCCAGCCGGTCGGATCAGCTCGTCGCGCAGGCGGTCCCTGTGCATCCGGCATTCATGCCGGGAGGCTTCCGGGCGCTGGCGAGTTGATCACTCCTTGTTGATCAGCTTGCTGTCGACGATGCTCTCGTTGGCGCCGAGTTGCAGAAATACTTCATACGCAGCTCCCGCAACCAGCGCGCCAACGATGATCGAAGGCCACCACGGAAACGTGGTGAAAACCTTCATCGCAAGACATGCGAGCGCGCCGAGGATGAATGCAGCGAGCGCGATCTTTTCGCTTGCCCGCATCTTTGGTGCGGCCTTTCGGCTTGGGTTTTCTGCCCCCATGGCGGCCTTTCCAACGACAGGGTGTCCGCATTTTGGACAGAACGTCGCCTGATCGCTGAGGATGTTTTGGCACGCCTCGCATTTCACGAAATCGACCATTTGAGAGCCCCTTTTCGTGTCGAATGATGAACTTATCCTGCAGATTTCAGGCCAAGCGATATCCGGCTGGACGGAGATTCGGGTCACTCGTGGCATCGAGCGGCTGCCATCCGATTTCGATATCGGTCTGACCGAACTCTATCCCGGCGAGCTCGACAAGGTAGTGATTACACCGGGAGCGCCATGCACGGTACTCCTAGGAAACCAGCTTGTCATTACCGGCTACGCGGACCGGTTTGTCCCGAGTTTCGCCGCCGATCGTCACAGCATACGGGTGACAGGCCGTTCGAAATGCGAAGACCTGGTCGACTGCGCCGCGGAATGGCCGGGTGGACAGATCAACGGCGCCAACGCACTGGCGATCGCGCAGAAGCTTGCGCAGCCGTACGGCATCACGGTTTCATCGAAGGTCCAGAACCTGCCGCCGATCGTGCAGTTCAACTTGCTGCTGGGCGAGTCGGCATTCGAGGTCATCGAGCGTATCAGCCGGTTTTCCGCGTTGCTTGCCTATGACCTTCCGGACGGAAACCTGGTGCTGGCGCAGGTCGGCATGCAATCGGCTTCGAGTGGCATCGTTGAGGGACAAAATGTGCAGGAAGCAGCGGTGCAATATTCATCCGATCAGCGTTACAGCGATTACAAAGCCTTCATCCAGTCGGTGGATGTATTCATCGATCTTGGCGACGACGGGAACCAACTAGCGGACCAGAAAGACCCGAACTGTTCCCGTCACCGCGAAATGGTCATCATTTCCGAGGGCGGCGGCATGGGTAATCAGGTCGCGATCAACCAGGCGATCTGGGAATCCGCCCGCAGGGCCGGGCGTTCAAAACAGGTGCGCGTGGTGGTGGACAGTTGGCGCGACTCTGCCGGCAATCTGTGGGAACCGAACACGCTGGCGACGGTGAAGCTTCCTAGCCTCAAGTTGAACGAGACGATGTGCATCGGCGAAGTGACCTACGCGCGCGACGACGAGCGCGGCACGACCGCAGAGCTGATCCTGATGCCGCCGGCTGCGTTCAAGCCAGAACCAATCCTGCTGCAGCCGATGTTCGGAGAATTTGCAACCCCAGTGCCGGCGACGCAACCTGCGCCAACGGGATCAGGCTCATGATCCCGGAGCTCGCCGATTTCTCGCGCCAGTTCTGGCGCCGCATCCAGCTCACGGTCGGACGCGGCCGCATTACCGGCACGGATGACACCGGCACCGTGCAGACCGTGCAGGCGCAGTTGAATGCGCTGGAAACGCGCGACGGAACGCCGCGGCTCGCGGAATTCGGCTTTACATCGAACCCGCCGGCGAAGTCCGATGTGGTGTTCCTGTTCCTGTCCGGTAATCGTTCGAATGGTGTCGCGATCGCAACCAATCACCAGCCGAGCCGCCCGACAGGCCTTCAGCCTGGCGAGGTGCAGGTCTATGACCTCTGGGGCAAATCGATCTACTTCACCGAGAACGACGGCATCGTGATCGATGCGAAGAACACGCCGATCACGGTCAACAACGCGACCACGGTGACGATCAACGCCAGCAGCGAAGTGGTGCTGAATACGCCAAAGCTTCAGGTGAATGGCGACATCGTGGCGACGGGCGACATCACGGACAAGGTCCGCAGCATGGCTGCTGATCGCTCGCTGTACAACCAGCACGGTCACCCCGGCAACTCGGTCACGGCGCCGCCGTCGCCGCAACAGTAATCAAGGAATCCCATGGCCATTCAATTCTCCGTCGCCGTGCGCGATGCGCGGCTCGACGCGATCGAGAACACCGTCGGCGCGTCGCCCACACTCAAAATCTGGACGGGCGCGATGCCGGCGAACTGCGCCGCCGCCGATACGGGCACGCTGCTCGACACCATGACGCTGCCGGCGGACTGGATGGCCAATGCCGCCAGCGGCAGCAAGAGCCTGTCCGGATCATGGAACAGCGCAGCCGCAGCCGCGGGCACGGCCGGGTACTTTCGCATCTATGACGGGTCCGGTGTCTGCCATATCCAGGGCACGATCACTGCGAGCGGTGGCGGCGGCGACATGATCGCTTCCAGCGTCACTCTGGCGATTGGTGATACCGAAACGGTCACGCAGTTCACGCTTTCCGACGCCAACGCTTGATCGATGGCAACGAACGATCTTCAGACCACTGCGACGCTCGGCGAAGCCATAGCGGCTGGCGCGCTGCAACAAGGCGCAGAGGAAACGGTTTCGGCGACCCTTGGCGCTGCGAAGGTCACGGCCGCGGCGCAGCTCACCACGCACGCGCTGAACGCATGGAACCCGCAGGTTGCCGGTGCGGATATCCGCACCTTCTGGGATGTCACGAACATCCGCGGCGACTGGCAGGTTTCCGGCGCCGCGCTGGCCAGCGGCGACGATCTCACCACGGCGGTTCTGATCAGTCTCTTCACCGATCGCCGCGCCAATGACGACGATACGCTCCCGGACGCATCGAACGACCGCCGCGGCTGGTGGGGCGATCTGGACCAGGACGTGCCGATTGGTTCCCGCCTGTGGCTTCTGTCGCGATCGAAGCTGGCTCCATCCGTCGCGCTCGCCGCCAAGGGCTACATCGCCGAGGCGCTGCGCTGGATGATCGGAGATGGCGTCGCCGCGGCCGTGGACGTAGTGACGTCGATCGTGATGCCGAATCGCCTGAACGCCGTGGTCACGATCACGCGCGCGACAGGCACCAAGCAATCCCTTCAATTCAACTGGGCGTGGAACGCGCTCAACTGATCAGGATTCGATCCGAATGCCTTTCTCGCGTCCAAGCCTGTCGCAACTCCGCGCACAGGTCGCGGCGGACATTTCCTCCGGCATTCCCGGGGCGGATGGTCTGTTGCGCTTTTCGAATCTAGGCGTGCTTGGAACCACGCTCGCAGGGCTCGCCCAGCTCCACTACGGATACCTCGACTGGATCGCGCTGCAGGCGACACCCTACACCGCGACGGATGAATACCTGGAAGCCTGGGCGGCGCTGAAGGGCATCACCCGGAATCCGGCCACCGCATCCACCGGTACGGCCACGTTTACCGGCACCAACGGATCTGTGCTGTCATCGGGAACCCAGATGGTGCGCGGTGACGGATACCTGTACCAGAGCACTGCGACGGGCACGGTCGCCAGCGGAACAGTGATAGTACCGGTAACTGCGGTACTGCCGGTGATCGATGCCGTAAACAACCCAACGGGCAGCGGCGCCGCATCCAATACGCCATCCGGAACCGTGCTGACCCTGCAGTCACCGGTCCTCGGTATCCAGCAAAACGGCACCGCGGCGACGGCATACACCGGCGGCGCGGATGTGGAAACAGACGATTCGCTGCGCACCCGGATGCTGCAGCGTTATCAGGCGCCTCCGCAGGGCGGCGCGCTGGCCGACTACGTCGGCTGGGCGCTGGCGGTGCCTGGCGTCACGCGCGCCTGGTGC